ATTACTGTTTCGCCATTTGCTGTCTTGAAAACAGTATATCCAGTTAGTCCATATAATGGATTTTGAGTTGTTGTGTTTTCAAGTCTAAGTCCGTCAAATGCTACGTAGTATTTATCAGACACCGCCCCTGAATCTCTTACGGATGTATAGATTTTTATTTCGTCAACAAGCCCCCAAGAGAATCCTGGTTTATAGTATAGGTCTTGCAGGCTTTGTGTTACCACAACATATCTGTTATTGACAAAGTCATGTTCCAGTGCATCATCTGAGTCCTGCCCCTCGCCATTGTCTACATCTATTTGCATGTTTGCGTAGACAGATGGATTTGAAGAAGATCCAAACTGAATCAAAATCTTTACATTGTCTGGAATTTCACTTCCTGTATTTCCGTTTTTATTCATTACTGAAAATGCAACTTTTAACTGGTCCGTTGCTGCATTTCTATTTAGATTAACTGAAGTTCCAGTTAGTTTTAGATACTTGTCATTACCAGATGGTGATGGCTTTAGTTCTAACCCTGTATATGACAAGGTAGAGGTATCTCCAACTACAGCCAAAGAGTTGTTTAGAATTCTTGGTCTTTCGTATCTACTTGTTCTATTAATATTTCCGAATATACGGTTTGTGCTAGTAAAGAAAAATGCCTCATCTGGAACATTAATCGTGTTGCTATTTGGATCATCTGGTAAAGTTATATCAAGATCTGCTAGCAGGCTTATGTTGGCATCGTTATATTCCCAGCCCTCGTTTTCAGAAAATGTATACAGCATTCTGCTGTCAAAACCTACTGCACTTGGATTGTTTCCTGCTGAGTATACCCCAACCTCTGTAATTTCGTATCTTTCTTCTGTTGGGAGTTCTGCTGTAAAAACAATCTTTTCGTCATTTTCTTCAGTCAGTGCGTTGTATTCGCTAATGTATCCTCTAGATACAATTGGAAGCCTTAGCATCTCAAAGTCTAGTTCTGTGTAGTCAGAGTATTCTCCAAACGGCTCTTCATCTGTTGCAGATAGTGGCTTTGGGCCACATCCAATAGCAATGTAAGACGCATATGCTGGTGCCTGGCTAATCAAAAACTTACTTAGAATGTTTTTGCCTTTATTTGTAATCACGAACTTCCTCCTATGTATATTGTATCATCAAGAATCTCTCCTTGGTAGAAAATCTCTACCTCTACCGTTTCGTCTGGTTTAAGATTAACTAATTCAATAGTAATTATACCATTGTCGTCTATTGTCACGTTGCTTGGCTGATCTGGAGTAGTGTTGGGGATTCTTTCCTCAAGTTTGATAGGGAAGTTGTCCATATAGTTTGGCAGGGTATCTTGTAGTGGGATGATATTGAAAGCGTTAAATTGGGTGGCAATAATCTGGGCATCTTTAATTGGCTGATACTTAGTGTTAAATCCATTAATGAGGTCGTGTCTTGATAACTCAATTAGTTCATTACCGCCAAGCATTTCCAAAAACATCTGTGCAGCAAGGATGCCAGAAGGAGATGTTGGGTATAGTTCATAGGTTTCTGGTGTTGCTATTTTTACACCACTAGAAACAACCGTTGTGGTTGTTGCAATGTTTTGAACAGTGCCTTGCTCTGGTTTAGGCTGAACATCTTTTCTAAAATCGTCATCGCTGCCGATAGTTTCTACTGGATATCTTAATCCAAATCCTGGCCCCATATATCCTGCACCCATATTAGATCACCTCACTTAAGTATACCGTCATTGATGGTCCTTGCACACTCTTAGAATATTCAATGTTATACACAACAAATCTTGAAGAACTTGAAATTACCTCATTGCTATCATTGTTAGTATAGTCTACTTCAACAATATCTCCCAGTTGAACTGTTGGCATTCCAAATAAATCAATACCTACTGCCTTTCTAGGAGTGGTAACTTTCGAAAGTAGCCACCCCATCAAGTCGTAGGCATCGTCGTGTGACTGAATGTACGGAGCATCCAAAGAGAATTCTAGCATTCCATATTTTTGTCTACTAAACTTAATGTCATTGAATGACTGCTTAATCTTTAGTGGCGACTCAATAGTTGTTGAGGTTGTATATTGCGTGTTTGACAACTCTCCCTTTTTATTGAAGTATTGGTCAACAGTTAGTTGGTTCTGTGATCCTTGAGTAAAGGTTATGCCAGATATCTGCAGGTAGTTTACAGAGTCATCTGCAAGGCTAATTGTGCTATCTGTTGCATTAAAGATTAAGAACTCTGCTCCATATGCCGTTGGCATAAAGTTTGAAATAACATAACTCTTTACACGGTTAATTGTTGGCACAAGCAAAGACCTGAATGATGGATATGCCTTTTCGTATTTGATATCGAAGTAGGCTGCTTCTCGCATAATGGTTCCGAACTCTTCAAAGTAGATGTTTTGCTTTGGTGGCGTGTTAGGATCAAGGCTTGACAAGTATACGGACTGAACAAAACCGCTAAGTGCATATTTGCTTAGTGCTTCGCTAGTGTTTATATCTGTATCTCCAAATACGCTATTTACTGGAGTGTCAATCTTTTGCATGGTGTTATCGCTGTAGTTGTTTCCTAGAGCATATAGGTTTTGGAATACACACTTTGCAGTGCCTCGGACAAACATGGCCACGTTATTGTATAGTTTGATATTTCCGTCTTCGTCTGTTTCTGGGCTTGGGTCATCAACTGTGGTTAGCAGTCTTCCGTTTATATATAGATAGAACCTTAGTGCAGAGCCTACCTGCTTATATTCTACTGATATATCATAGTCTGGTAGTACTGTGGTTTCTGTTACCCTGCCAGCATTGACAAAGTTGTCGTCTCCAATAACAATGTTTCCAATTCCTTCCCATAGCACAACTGGAATTGCATTTGAATTGGCAGAATCTTTTTTAATCTTATAGAAGAACATGTCGGAAAGTGATATGGGATTGTTGTTTGCATCCTTAAGAGAGTTTTCCTGTGATAGGGCAGCCAACTCAAAGTAGTATCCGCTGTTTGTTGCTGGGTTTACAAGGATTCCAAGACCCCCAGAACCTCCAGAAACGCTTAGGGCTTCCTGCTTAGAGCCATTAAGAACATCATAGTAGGTTGACGATCCAATTGCTGACTGGATCTTGTCTGTGCTATTCTCAACAGTCCCAGCAATTCTTACCCTAGTTCCGAAGTGGGTAAACTTGTTTGTCAATGTTTTGTGTGCATAAGAAATAAAGTTAATTGGCTTAATTGGTGAGTTAGAAAAGTTTGGACCAGACAGAACAAAGGCAGACGCTTGAACCAATCCAGAGCCTGGAATCTCCTGCCTGTAAGAGTTTTCCTCAACCAACTTGCTTGCCGTTGACTGATAGTTTTTTAGAATACCAGTCCTTACAGCACTTTTTGCAAGGGCATCGCTGCCTGTTTTACCAGCAACGCCGTAGGCTGTTGATCCAGAAAAGACTGATTCTGCAAACATATATTGTGATTGCATTTCGCAACCAGCCATTGTTGAAGACTCTTTCCAGTATGCATCAAGTCCTGCTGTGTGGCTTACTAACGGTGTTCCAAACTGGGCACGTCCATGCTTGGCCACAGCACCATTCTTTAGTTTAACGATAGACGGATTGTTGGTATCTGTTTCATAAAATGGTTCTGTGTATATTCTAACTAGCCCTGTTGGGTACATCTTGCCATTAAACTTTAGTCTTGCAAACTCTCTTTGATAATCCTGAATGTCTGCAATCCAGATGTTGTAAGATGGAGACATTGACGCATCCCCTGTTTCATTTCCTGTAATGGAATACTCTATTGCATCGTATCTAATAATCTCACCATTTGCATAAAAGTATCCAGAATATCTCAATAGATTAGAGACTGACTCTCCTAAGTCAATTACGTTGTTTTGTAGCACATTGTTTGCCACAGTTGGAACCTGTGCTGCAAGACTACTCTTAAGTGCCACTGCTGCAAGTGCATAACTTGACTCAGTTGCCAACTCATCGTTATAAGATACCCTAGAGTTTTCTGGAGTTACCTGCCAGAGAAGAACTGGCTTGTACTTCCAGGAATAATCCTTTTCCATAATGCTTGGATTAGTAAGCATGTTTCTTTCTTTCTGGATGTATCTAGTTGTGTAACTAATGTTTCCATTGTTGTAGATCTTGTTTTCTTCTGAGGCAAGTTGCACAATGTTTGCCAACTTAGTTTTGCCAGCAACTAACTTGTTCTTTACGATACCGCTCTTTTCTTGGTCATTTGTTCCAATAAGAGTAACGTCAGTGGATCTTTCTTCTCGTGTTGGCATAATGTAGTTTTTAGACATCATTACAAAATTATTGTATTCGTCAAAGAACATCGCTGTCTGTGTTGAAATAGCGATGGACTTTAGGATTTCTGCTACGCTTGTGTTTGGTGGAATAAAGAAGAATGGAATAGTAACTTCTTTTTCGTTAGCATTTCTCTTAAAGACATAGTTAGAAAATCCAATGTTATCAAGAAGTAGAGAGATTGCATAACTT